TAGATGGATCCAAGACCCACAAGTGGGTACTTGAAGGTCTATTTGGATCCTGTGACCAAGTAACCAAGACAGACGACTTAATCAAATCAGGCTATCTGTCTAAATTTAGGATCAAGATACTGCTTTGTCAACATGCTCCTCAACATTTTGAAACATATCATGATGAGATAGATTACTTAGTTGAGCATAAGGGACGGAACAACCTAATTAAAAATTTAGTAAGAGACCTAGAAGGTAATACTCTTGTGCTGTTCAATTATATAGAGAAGCATGGAGAGCCTTTGTATGATTTGATAAATAGTAATGTTAAAGAAAATCAGAAGGTATTCTTTGTTCACGGTGGAACAGAAGTTGAAGATCGTGAAGAAGTTAGATTAATTACGGAGCAAGAAAATGATGCAATTATCGTGGCTAGTTATGGGACTTTCAGCACTGGTATTAACATTAAGCGGTTGCACAACATTATCTTCGCCAGTCCCTCCAAGTCCAGAATCAGAAATCTCCAGTCCATTGGGAGAGTTCTCCGTAGGGGAGAAGGTAAAACTATAGCCACCCTATATGATATTGCTGATGACATAGGTGGTCAGAACTATACTATTAAACATCTAAATGAGAGAGTAAACATCTACAACGAAGAAAATTTTAAGTATGAGGTTATTAAAATAAATCTAAAGGTAGTATAATGGAACCAGATTTTATAGCAACAATTAAACTTATTACTGGTGAGGAACTTATATCTAAAGTTTCTTACATGCCAGATGATGATAGTCTTGTGCTTGAAAGTCCTATGTCTGTTAGTAGAATAGATGCTACTAAAAAAAATATAAGAGTAGCAGGGTTTGCTTTAAATGAATGGATTCATTCTACCTTTGATCATATGTTTGTTCTTCCTAAGAAACATGTTCTTACTATGACTGAGGTTGAGGATAAAAATATTCAAAACTTCTATACTCAGTCAGTTGAGAGACATACTGTTGAGTTAACTCAATTTAAGGAATCTCAAGTTCCAAATCAATTTACTCGTGATATGGGTCACTTAGGTTACGTGAATAAAACAAAACAAGATCTAGAAGATCTATATAAAAGAAGCTAGACTCATCCTTGAACCCTTGACAGAGTTAGTCTACTGCGTTTGTCGGGGGTTGTCAAGCCCCCTTGACAATTTGGTCATTATCACCTATACTTAAGGGAGCAGACATGCCTAGAATGAAAAAAAAGACTGAATATTACGTCAACAATAAAGAGTTTCTAGAAGCAATTACTACTTACCGTAATTCTGTCATCAAGGCACGTGAGGCAGAGGATCCTCGTCCTCGTGTACCAAATTATATTGGTGAGTGCTTCTTGAAGATTGCTACACACTTATCATACAAACCAAACTTTGTCAACTACATGTTCCGTGAGGATATGATATGTGATGGAATAGAAAATTGCTTGCAGTACATAGATAATTTTAATCCAGAGAAATCATCAAACCCCTTTGCTTATTTTACACAAATAATTTACTATGCTTTTCTCAGACGTATTCAAAAAGAGAAAAAGCAGATGGAAATCAAAAACAAGATTCTTGAGAAATCAGGTTATGATGAGGTAATGCATACTGATTCATATACTGGTGATATGCAAGGAATGAATGCATCCAAATCTGACATGGGTAGCATCAAAGAAAACATTGAAATTAAAATGAACCGCTAATGGAAGAACTATTAAAAAAGCAACAGCAAGATTTTATAGAACAAATCCTACCAACACCAGAACCTGTTACAACAGTTGAAGTTAATTCTTATAAATCTGATGTCATTATATTAGTTGTTGGTATTGTTGTACTAGGATCATTATATAAATTGTGGTTAAAGTACGGTAAGAAATAATGGATGAAGATCATTTGCCCGAACACATCAATAATCTTTGGGAGGACATGGATCGTCTCAATGCATTGTATGAAGAACTCATGTGGGAACATGACCTTGAATTAGAATTCAAAGCAGACTATAAAAACAATCGTATTATTATAAAACCTTATGAATCTCCTTGAAGTACAATTAGCAGTAGTACAAAAGATGAGGGAATTATATCCAAACACCAAAGCAGTATATGAAATTAACACAAGACGTTATAGACCAGATTCAAGAAGCTATGAATCATACTAAGATGAATGGTGATATGAACTGGTTGGATGGTGATGAGATTGATGTATGTCTTGGTGGCAAATTTGCTGGTGACAAGTTTATTACTATCATTAACAGGACACGTAGCAATACCACAAAGAAATGAGTGAATTCAAATACGTAAGTCCTCATAATTTGGGTTGGTTAGAAAATCGTTTAGATTCTAATGAACTCAATTATGTGTGGGAACGTGTAGAGAGTTCTAGTGAATCATGGAAAAATAATTTAGCTGGAGATATTTCTGATAGTAAGTTATTAGAAGATCCTGATGATTGGTTTTTTAATAATGTTCTTTTAAAATGTTGTGGAGCTTATAGTGAGATTTATCATAATATGGGCAATACGATACCTATACCAGAAGGAAATTATTCATATTATATGAGAGAGTGGTGGGTAAATTATCAAAAACAAACTGAGTTTAATCCACCACACACTCATACTGGAGTTTATAGTTTTGTAATATGGTTAAAGATACCAATAGAACATGAAGAACAAAATAAAGATAATATATCTAATATGAAATTAAGATCTTCTTTTCAGTTTAGTTATACTGATATATTAGGAAGAATAAGTCAGTATAGTTATAATTTGAATAAATCTTGGGAAGGAATTATGTTATTTTTTCCTTCACAATTACAACATCAGGTCTATCCATTTTATAATTGTGATGATTATAGAATTACAATTTCAGGAAATATACTATGCAAAATATAATATAATGAGATTTAAAGCACTCGTACATGTCAGATTAAGAGGATCTGTATCTGATGCTGCTGGTAATGCAGTGATGAAGAATACACATATGGTCGCACCTAATCTTAAACCACATCTATTGAGGATAGGTAAAGCAATAGACTTCTGGTTTGATGCAGATACTGAAGAGATAGCAAGAGAAGAGATGGATCTATTATCTGATAGGATGCTATCTAATACAGTCATAGAGGACTGGGAATATAAATTAGAAGAAACTGAAGAGACTGGCATAGGAGATATATCAAATGATAATGCAGGTACTTCTAAACATCATTTGTTTGACCAATGAAGATAGCAGTTATAACAGACCAGCACCTAGATGGTCGTAAAGGATCTTTAGCATTCTGGAACTTCTGGCAAAAATTTTATGATGAAATATTTTTCCCTACTCTTGAACGAGAAGGTATCACCACAGTCTTTGATCTGGGTGACACATTTGATAACAGAAAGTCTGTGGATTTTAATACTCTTAATCGCATTAAGACAAATTATTTTGACAGACTTGAAGGGCTTGATGTACACATGATTCTGGGTAATCATACTACCTATTATAAAAATACTAGTAAGATTAATTCCCCAGAACTTCTTTTAGAAAACTATGATAACATCACCATATATACAGATGTAACAGAACTTAATAAAGGTGGTAAGAAATTTTTGATGCTTCCTTGGATCAACTCTGATAATAAAGAGGAGTCTATGAAAGCAATAGAAAACTCAGATGCTAGTATAGTATGCGGTCACTTAGAAATGAATGGTTTTGAAGTGACACCTGGAATGATGTATGATCATGGTGGATTAGAACCATCTGTGTTTAAACAGTATGATCGTGTTTGGTCTGGACATTTTCATCACAGATCAAAGAGAGGTAACGTACAATACCTTGGTAACCCTTATCAGATGTTCTGGAACGATTACAAAGATCAAAGGGGATTTCATATCTATGATACCGAAACCGATAAACTTAGATTCATTAAGAATCCGTTTGAAATATTCCAGAAGGTTTTCTACAACGATGTTGAGAACGATTACTCCAACTTCAATACAGATCATTTTAAGGATAATTTTGTTAAAGTTATTGTTGAAGAGAAGCGTAGTTATACGAAATTTGAAGACTTCGTGGACAAACTATATCGCACAGGAGTCCATGATGTTAAGATCGTTGAAACATTGGTTGACACCGAGGCGGTTGATGATGTAGACTTGGATGTAAAAGACACACTGACTTTGCTTAGTGAGTACATAGATGAGATTGATTTATCTGTAGATAAAACCGATCTTAAGAAATTGATGCAATCACTATACATAGAATCATGCGAGGTAGTATAAACTATGTTTGTCATCACTCTCAAAAATCATCCACAGGGAATATACTCTGTGTTTGATGCAAAGGATGAACGTATAGTTCCTCTCTTTGTTGAGGGTGATGATGCTGATCGTTATGTAATGCAATTAGCAGAGGATGGAGAGAATCCAGAATTGGAAGTATTAGAAGCAGAAGCAGAGCATATTATTAATTCATGTAGAGCACAAAATCAGAAGTATTCAATTATAACTCCTGATGATCTTATTATACCACCTGATACAGTAACTAAAGAATGATTGTTTTTGAAAAGATTCGCTGGAAGAATTTCTTATCAACAGGAAATACCTTCTCAGAGATTAATCTCCAGCTTTCTAGAACAAATTTGATTGTTGGTCACAATGGATCTGGCAAGTCAACCATCTTAGATGCGTTGACTTTTTCGTTGTTTGGAAAACCATTCAGAAAGATCAGTAAGAGTATGCTGGTTAATAGTGTCAATGAGAAAGATACTATAGTTGAGATAGAGTTTAGTATTGGTAAGAATAAGTATACAGTTGTACGTGGTATAAAACCTAATAAGTTTCAAATTTTTTGTAATGGAGAACTTTGGGATGAGGATGCTAAGGCAGTAGATCAACAGAAGAATTTTGAACAGGGTATTTTAAAGATGAACTACAAGTCTTTTACACAGATTGTAGTGTTAGGATCTAGTACTTTTGTTCCTTTTATGCGTTTACCAGGAGCACAACGTAGAGAAATCATTGAGGATATCTTAGACATTCAAGTGTTTTCTATTATGAATGGTAGGTTGAAAGATAAGATAAGAGAGAACAACGAAGAAATAAAGGATCTAGATTACCAATTACATCTTTTGGAAGAAAAAATAGAACTCCAGAAGCAATATATGTTAGAGTTGAAGAAGAAAACAGAAGCAGAAATTGATAAAAAGAAAGAAAAGATTAAGGAATATCATGATGAAGAAAAAACCTCTACAGAATATGTTCACAATCTCACAGAAGAAGTTAAAGATCTCTCCAAAGAGATGGAAGATTATTCTAAA